AAACTCGGCCTTGAAGCGGTCGAGCAGGCTATCGTCAATGTGCCACGGGTCATAGCCGATGTAGCGGACGTACAGATCGTCCTCGTCGCGCAGCTCCATAAACCAGTCGAGCATGACCTGCTTGTCCACCTTGTTGCCCGGCACGGCACGCATCAGGCCGCGCTTGACCCACAGGCTATACGGCACGCTGTCGCGCTCAAGGCGGTTGCCGGCAGCCGCATCGGCATCAAGCACGCTCTGCGGCAGCCAGTACATACTCCGGCGGTAGATCTTCGGGTCGCCCGGCCGCTGACAGATAGCTGTTGCCGCCGCAAGGTCGATGCTGTCTGCCGCGTCCATGCCGCCGATGGCATAATCAAACGCAATGCTGAATGTTTCCGGATTGGAGCACTCCGCCCAAGTCAGCCAGCTTGTCGCGGCGTTTTCCTTGAGGTTGAAGTCCTTGACCAGCACGGTCGGCAGGAAGGACGGGTCTGCGTCCGCCTTTTTGACCATGCGCCGCAGGTAGTCCACCTTCTTGATGGTACCAAGTCCGGGATTGGCCTTGATCCACATTTTCTCGCTGCGGTACTCGTCCCGCTCGTCCAGCTCGTAGATCCATGCCAGGAACGTGTCATCGTCAATCGAGCCGTCAATCACACCGGCGGCATACTCGTACTGGGCATCGAAAATGCTCTCGCGCACAAAGCCGTTGGTCGAGATGGAGAACAGCAGCGGCTGCTCACGCGCTGACATGGACTGCTTCATGTCATCGTAGATGGCGCGGTTCTTGATAGCCGCCAGCTCGTCCACGAGTACGCCGTGGGCGTTCAGACCGTCGAGCGTGTTAGTTGCACTCGCCAGCGCCGTGATAAAGCCGAGGTTGTACGGGTAGTACAGGTCGCTCTGGCGCTTGCGGATAGCCGCCGCCAGCTCCGGCGACTGCTTTCGCATATTGACGCAGGCGTTAAAGCTCTTCGCCGCCTGCTCCCGCTTGGTTGCGATGGAGTAAATCTCCGGTGCACCCTCGCCATCATTGACGAGCAGGTCGATTTCAATACCGGCGCACTCGGTCGTTTTGCCGTTCTTTCGTCCCTCGACGATCATGCACTCTTGATACTGCCGCAGACCGGTGTGTGCATCGACAAAACCGAAGATGGCCTGCCAGCGTGCTTTCTGGAACAGCTCCAAGCGCAGCGGTGCGCCGAGCTTGCCCTGCGGCTGCTTGCAGAATCGCTCGACGAACTCAATGTGATGGTTTGCCAGGGCTTCATCGAACACCCACGGCCGGTACTTCTCCGGGTGGCGCAGCTTGTCGAGCAGGACGGCGCACAGCGTTCTGACCTTGCGGCAGGCGGTGATTTTGCCGGTCAGCACCAGACAGGTGTACTGCTCCAGCCAGTTTTCACCCTCCGGTGCCGGTGTTTTCTTTGCTTCGCGCTCCATGCGCTTGACAAGACGTTCTCTCGCCTGTCTGGGATCTGTTTTGGCTGCCGTACTGCTCACCTCCTCCGGTTTCACCTGCTTTTGCGCTCTGACGGACGCACCCGGGCGATCCCATTGCCGGGTGTGCCGCCGTATCCTTGCCCATATGCTCGATATGGGTGGACGGAATGGCAATACCGTCCGTCACAGCGCAAAAACAAAAAGAGCCGACAGCACCATCTCTGGCAGTCTGTCGGCTCTGGGCTCCAAGGCCTCTGGCTCTCGTTGTTACTTCTCGTTGTCGGTGTTCAAATTGGACACCATTTCCCGCATTTTCCGGTGCGGGCACTCCGTCACCTGCGATGCCCGCGTCCAGGCGCTTTCGCAAAATCCCTGGCTGTTGATCATCGGACAGGTCAGCGGACAGATCGTGCGCTTTCCCATCAGCCGATACGCCTCCCTGCGGCCGTCCGCTGCCACTCAGTCAGGGCATTCATTTCCCCGTTGGACTCCGGCAGCAGGTCACACAGCGTCTTGATGACCGTGGTGTAATTTTTGATCATCGTGTTGTACACTTCGACCTCCGGCGACTTCTTCGTGCCGAACTGATTTTCGCCGTTCTGGTACTCGGATACACAGCCGTTTTCGTTGATGGAATCCCGTAAATCCTCCAGAGTTACGGCCATAAAAGCCGCGTTATCCATGAGTTTTTCGGCGGTTTTCCGCTTGTTTTCGTTCATTTTCGCAAAGACTTCTGCGAGCTTCTCGCGCTCGCGTTTTATTCTTGTTTCGGCCTTCGGTTTTCCCATGCCGCACCTCCTCTCAACTACACCCCTCCTGCACCCGTCACTCGGTGAAATTTGAGTGGGGGGTGCGGTCTTCCGCCGGTCAGCGCCGCGGCTCGAATGGGGGGAGTAGGTTTCCGTCGTCATCAAAGCCGCAGCGTGCGCCGCTGTGCTTTGCCATGTGCTCAATGTCATGGCAGTGATGGCACAGCAGCTCGAGGTTGGACCAACCGAGTGTGCGTGCCGGATCGTTCATGTCCTGCGGCCGCAGCGCCTTGCGATGGTGCACGATCAGTCCCGGCTTGCCGCAGCGCTCGCACAGTCCGTGCTTGCTGACCATGTAGGCCTCGCGGGTGTCGCGCCACGCCGCCGAGTTGTAGAACGCTTTCGCCCAGGGCTTAGCCATGGTCGTACTCCATCATGTCATGCAGCGCTGCTGAACTGCTGGCGATGATCTTGTTGAGCCGGACAATGCGCTCGGTCAACTTGTACCGCCTCTCGAAGCTCGGTTCAAGCTCACGCTCCCGCAGCAGATCAAGCCGCCGCTGACGCAGCCGGTCCAGATTGCGCTTATACTCAGGTATCATGTCTTTCACTGTCACGGCTGCACCGCCTTTCCGGCAAAATAAAAAGCCGACAGCGCGCACTCCTCACGGAATGTCACGCGGTCGGCTCTGGGCTCCAAGGCCTCTGGCTCTCACCGTCAAAGCTGACGATGGACTCGCACTTGCAATATTTGCACCAAAGTGGGAAACACCTCAGCACAGTTTGTCCCGGCATGACCATAACACCAGTTGGCCGGCCACATCGCGGGCACACGATTTTCATCTTCTGTTTATGATTATACACTCGTTTTCCGCTCCTGTCTACCCTTTCGGCGTTGTTTCTCCGGCCCTCTGTCATATGTTATAGACAGTTCCAAGCCAGAATCAACGCGCTTCTTTCCGCGCGCTGTCTTACTATTATAATGTATGGTTTTCGGCATCAGGTATTTGATGTACTTGCAGCTGGCTATCTCGTTGCGTCCGCCGCCCTCATCGAGCACCTGTGCTCCGGGCGGTGCATCAACGGTCGTGCCGTCGTCTACCCACTCGTAAGTTGTGACCGGTCGGTCAAGGTTGCGCGATCCGACAAACTGTTTCTTGCCGTTGAGCGACGCTTCTCTCCGCTCCTTGGTTAAGTAACCAGCCCATCCGTCGTATCCACGCTCTCTAATATAGTTGAGCTGAATGTCGTCACCCCAAATCCAGAGCGACCGCATCAGCTCCAAGTCACCGCCTGCGGCATTGATGATAATGTGCGCGTGCGGGCGATGATCGCCGTGCCTGCCCTCGAGGACGTAGATGTATTTGAGATCCGGCAGACCTCTCGCTTTGCGGTAGGCCCGCATCTGCGCAAATACCTTGCCGAGATGCTTGCGTGTCACATCGGCACTGTCCGGCAAGTCCGCATCTCGGTAGGTGACGGTCAGCACCAGATCGGTATCGTCAAAGTTGGTCGCCATCAACATTTCCAGTTTGCGTTGAGCCGTATTGGCGTTAGTGCGCGCCACCTGCTCCTCGGTCACCTCGCGGATGCGCTTGCGCTCCTGCTTGCTGGCATTTGGTCGCGGCACCGTGTAGGTGATGTCCCACACCAGCCGCCCGGCTCGGATTGTCTTTCTCCTCTTCATTCAGCCCTCCCGGTGTTCAAATTGAACACCACAGCGGACGAGGCTGTCCCCGTCCGCGTAGTTTTATAGAATATCCGCAAAATTTCGGTTTGTCAAATATTTTTTAACCAACGATTAAATGTTTCGATATACTGGCGCTCTGTTTCCGCCATGCCGCGATTAAATCCCATCAGCAGCAAATTATTTTTGCTCTCAGCGATCTTTTCCTGCTCACGGCACCGTTTACGATGGTCTTTTGCCATGTCACGCTGTATCTCGATCGCCATAGAAATGGATTTCAACAATTTACTGCTCAGCTGACGCGGACCAATCGTGTCTATATTGTCCACTTCATTTTCGACTACCATCAGCACACGCTCGATAGTTTCCGGATCGCAAACGTCTGTGTTCCAACTGGTTTCCTTTTTCAGAAATTCCAAGTGCTTTCTCAAATCGCTTACGGCAATGTAGCGCTCTCCAATCATTCCGGGAACACCTCCGTCCACGAGCTGACGAGGATGTTTGCTTCGCACTCCTCATCAGCCAAGTCCGGGAAATACCACTTGCCATCCTTGTAGATATACTCGCCATACCGGCCGGAACAGCCGCACAGATTACACAGCACCCGAGCGCCCTCCGGCGGCCGCTCCTCGGTGTACTCGTGCCAGATCACCGACGGCCGGACAGCATCTGGAAGGGGTCTACCCCCGCCCAGTCGGCCAGCTCGAAAAGCTCGTCTAAATTAGGTGAAGAACAGTCCAGCGGATCATCCCACAGCCAGCGCATCGACCAACGGCACCTAAAGTCAGAAAGGTCATCCGCGCTCGTAACACCGACGCCCGCGAGCGCGAGCTTGATATACCGCCGCGCCATCGCGAGCGGCGATTTCATGAAGGCGTCCTCGCGCTGCTGGCGCTCGGCCTTGCATGTCTCGGCGTCCTTCGCGCTCGTGATGCGCTGTTTCACCACGCCGCACACCTTTTCGCACCCGTCCGCCTTGTCGCAGCTGTGGCAGCAGCCGGGACACTTGCCGTCCCGCACCCACGCCGCGCGCTTATCCATGCCTGCGCAGGGATGGGGCGAAAAGCTCTCCACCGGGCAGGTCAGCGGTGTAAACTCGTACTCAGCCGCCTTGCGGTGCGCCTTGACTTTACGAGCGTCGAGACTGAAAAGTTTATCATTATATACGCGGTACAAATCCGCTTGTAAACCCGGTTCGCAATGTGCAATTTCATCTGCTATACTCTCATTGATGCGCTTCCGACAAAGTTTTTCCTTCCACTGTCGATCGAGGTGTTTATCGATATACTGAGCACGCTGCACTGCGCTTTCGTTTTTATCGAGCACATCCGCAATATAGCTACGGAGTTTTCCGGGCAACTCGACTACGCCGCGCGCCTGTAAATCCTTTAATGCCTCTTCGATTTCCTTTGCCGCTTGCGCGATATAAGGAGCAGTTAGGCCGCCTCCGCCTCTAACCATAGTGTTTGTCCAATGCAAGACAAGCGTTCGCAGCGCTGGATCGAAATTCTTATCCAGCACGCGACACGGAGCGGTATTCCAACCAAGCTGCTCGATTGCGTTGCGGCGGCGATGCCCGGCGAGCAGCAGATAACCGCCATTAGGTTTAGGCCATACGACAAGCGGCTGCATCAATCCCGCGACTTTAATCGATTCTGCCAACTCTTCAATGTCAGTTTGAGCGTAAATATTTGCAGCATTCTCTTCAATATCTGCAAGTGGAATTTCCTGTTCCTTGGCGTTTTCAGTGTTCAAGTTGGACACTGTTTCGCCCATCAGCTCCGCAAGATTAAATTTCTTTGCCATCTCAAAGCACCTCCATGAGTTCTTCAACCCACGCCCGGTAATCTCGGGCGGCGGCAGAGGTCGGAGACCAGCGCGTGACCGGCTGTGCGGCGTAGGTGGATTCCGTCACCTTGTCGGTGCGGCGGATTTTCTGGCTGAACAGCGGGATCGGGCTGCGCTCACGCAGCCACTCCTCACTCTGGCGCGTTGCGTCTGCGTTGTGCCAGATGGTCAGCAGACCATACACGGCACGGTAGGCAAGACCGGTGCTTCGCACGCTGGCGATTTGGTCGGCGAGCAGCCGCATACCCGACATCTCAAACGCGCCCGGCTTGATCGGTACGAAGACCGCATCACTGGCAGCAATCGCCGAGATGCACGGCAGGCTGAACGACGGCGGACAATCGAAGATCATCACATCGTATGCGTCGTCCTCGACAAGCGCGTCCCGCAGATCGGCGTACACGTGGACCGCCTGTTTGCGGTCGATATCGTCGTCCAGATCGACCGAAGCGAGCTGCATATCCGCCGGAATGATGTCCAGATCACGGTAAATGGTGTGCTGAATCACGTCCTCGTAGTAGGCCGTGCCGCCGTCGAACAGGTCGGCCGTGCTGCAGGCATCAGGTACAACACCGATGTACTGCGAGGCGTCGCCCTGCGGGTCGCTGTCTACCAGCAGCACGCGCTTGCCATAATCAGCCGCCAGAATACCGGCGAGGTTGACGGCGGTGACGGTCTTTCCGACGCCGCCCTTCAAATTAACTATGCTAATCGTTTTCAAGATGTTTTCGCTCCTTTTTCTTGTTTCAGTGGTTTTACTTCGTTCGCGGACCGTATTTCCGCATCGTAACACCATGCTTTGCGAGTACCGCTCGCACCGTTTTGATTGAGCGGTGCATACTTGCCGCCACAATCGCAAGCGGCATTGTCTCGTACATTTCGCAGATTTCGCGCTCCTCTTTGTCCGTCAACGGTATGCGCGGCCCGCCGGCCGGTCTGCCACCGTTCGGCGGTGCAGGCTGGACTTCCTTGTGGGCTACGCCGCGCTTGTCACGGTCTTGTGTGTAAACGGTTTCGCGGTAACAGTACGGCACGCCAAAGACTCCGGTGCCGGACACCTCAACCGTTTCGTAAATTCCCTTTGGATGCCGCCAGATTACTCGGCGCTGCTCAGTTGCCATTTTCCGCTCCCGCCATCTGCATCAGCTGCTCATAGTCTTTCTTGATTACGCCAGACCCGATCAGAGCCATGATGTACTGCATCGCCTTGTCGGCAGTCTCGTCATTCGTCGCCTTGCAAACTACGCGATACAGCGCGATCAACGCACGGTGGATGTCATCACTCAAAATCCGTCCGTCCGTGCAATCAAATTTGCATTCGACCTGTATTCCGTTAATTTTAATCTCAATCATGCTGTTGCTCCTTCCGATTTCTCTTGATGTATCTCAGCACCGCACCGATGGCCTCAGCCCTCTCACGGTATTCCCGCCGCATCTCCGGCGGACAGACCTTGCTCTGTGCATACAGTCTGCGGCGCTCAAACCGCAGGCGCGGGATTGCTTTTCTTAGCTTCATGCTTTTTCTCCATTCTGGCGGTCTGCAGGATCACTTCCCGCTGGCCGTCCATGTACTCGGCAAACTGCTGCAGGCTGCCGTCGAAGTCGAGCCGGACCTTTCCGAGTCGGCCTTCCTTGTTTTTCAGCACCTGCAGGCAACGCTCGTTCGGTGGTGCATTTTCGTCCTCGTTGATGTACAGCGCCAGAACCGCATCTGCGTCCTGCTCAATCTGGCCGGACTCACGCAAATCGGTGAGCGTCGGTGCTGCGTCCGGTCTTGCGGTTGATGCACGGTTGAGCTGACTGAGCGCCACAACCAGAATACCGTGTGTCTGCGCCATTGCGTGCAAATCCAGAGATATGCGCGTTACCTGCTCAAAGCGATCCTTGCCGCGGCCGGTCAGCTGCTGGAGATAGTCGATAAAGACGATCTTGTGCCGGCGCTGTAAGGCGGTCGAGAGAATATCCTGCACACTCCAGCCACTGGCCGGAATGAGTTCAACATCGCTCTCCATGATCTCGCCTTTCAGTCGCACCACGCGCTCCCATTCTTCCTGTGTCATTTCTCGGCGGTTGATACGGCCGAAGTCCACGATCGCACGGTTAGCGATGATGCGGTTGGTCAGCTTGGCCGGTGATGTTTCCAGGCTGTAAAAGCCAACCTTGTCGTGCCGTCCCATGTGTACCGCCATCTGCAGAGCCATTGCTGTCTTGCCTGCCGACGGTCTGCCGGCCAGCACGACGAAATCGCCGTAATCGCTATACAGGCGGCCGTCAAGGCGGCTGAATCCGTAGCTGATAAACTTGCGCTTGGTGGATTGCTCCTCCACGAAGTTGACCAGCGCGTCCTGCATCGTCACGATCTGAACGCCCGACCGCTCCCCTGCTGCGGCGCTGGCCTGTGCAATCAGCTCCCGGCCTTCCTCGCTGGTCTGAATCTGAGCCAGACGGTCGGCCAGCTCGTGCAGTCTGGTAACTCGGGTCTGCTCCTGCATCGCAGCAACATAGACTTTCCAACGTCGGCCGGTCAGGGTGACTTCCATGCAGTCGAAGAACAGCGGCTCGTATTCTTTGCCGACAGCCGCGCGAAGCGTGACTGCATCAAGCGGCTTGCCTGCGTTGAAAATCTTCCGAGCGGCCAGATATACGTTGCGCAGTTCCTCGCGGGTGAAGTCCTGCTCGCTCGTTGCTGCGAACAGCTCACCGGCAATCTGTGGCTCGAGCAGCAGTGAGCCAATCACGCTGTATTCTGCATCAAGCGGTGCTACCATTCTTCCACCTCCTCGGCTTTCTTCCGCGGCGGCTTAGCTGCCGCCGGATTATCGTACTTGCCCTCGAGCACCTTGACCAGATTGCTCTCGTTCAGCAGCCAGTCAAAATCGGCTTTCCAGTGGCGGTCGTTCTGACCGCCACAGAAGCTGCTGCTCTGTGCCTTGCGGAACACCTCGTCAAGCTGCTCCGGTGTGTAGCCCTTGCCGTAGATCAGGCGCACCGCTCGGCGGCGCTTGTCCGTCAGCCGGACGACTCTCGGCAGGTTGGTGCAGATGGCGTTGTACCGGTCAACGACCTGCTGGGCTTTGCTTATTTTCGTCTTATTTGACTCTTCTTCTATTTGTGTATTATTTTGTTCCTTAATGATTTCACCGTTCGGTGAAATGTCATTTCCGTTATCGGGTAAATCCATTTCACCGTTTGGTGAAATGGATTTCACGATTTGGTGAATGGGTAAACGGCTCTCGTCAATGGCGTAAAAAGTCGTCCGGTCATAGGAATTTTTAGAGTAATGACCGGTCAGCAGAACGCCGGCTTTTTTGAGGTCGCGGATGATGCGCTCAATCTGCCGACGAGTCCAGAACGGGAACAGTCGTTCCAGTGCGGACAGGCTGTTGTATGTCCAATAGCGGCCCTCGTAGAAGTGCCGCTCGTTAGCGGCATTTTTCGCAATCCAGTATTGCATATGAGAGATAAAGGTCGCGCAATCCGTCCCGAATTTTTCTGCAACATCACCGTCAAAGTGATAGGTCATGTGTCAACCTTCCCCTCCTTTCGCCTCTCGCTCAGCATGATACTTGCCTTGTACATGTCGATATTCTGCTGCAGGTGATGGTACAGACCGACCATCACCAGAAATTCAGCCAGTTCTCCCGGCCGGCTGCTTTTCTTCTCTGCCAGCTCTGCGATT